GGGGAGGCAGGCGGAACCACTCAGCAGATGTACCTCAACGAGAAGCCCGTCCCGTCGCTCTTCGGATATCCGGTCGTCTTCTCGCAGGTGCTTCCGGCTCTCGGAACCCTTACCGACACGATCACCGGCATCGGCTACTTCGGCGACATGAGTCTTGCGGTCAGCTTCGGCGATCGTCGTCAGACCAGCATTCAGGTCTCGGACTCTGCCTTCGATGTGTTCGAGCAGGACGAACTTGCGATCCGTGGCACCGAGCGGTTCGACATCAACTGCCACGACACTGGCGACGGCACTGATGCGGGTCCAATCCTCCGACTTGACCTCAAGAACGCAAGCTGATCTAAAAGGAACTCAATTCAATGATTCACGCACAAAACACTAGAATCGTCCAGCTTATTCAGCCAGACGCGCAGAGCGCTAGCACGGATAACGAAGTGGAAATCGACTGTAGCGGTGTCGATTACTGCTCCGTCCTTGTCTTCCTTGGCGGTGACGCGCAGGGTGCATTGACGACGTGCTCTCTTACCGAGGGAGACGCAACTAGCTCCGTAACTACCGCCATCGCCGCAGCAACTCTTGGAAATGCTGCATGTCTTGATGTCGCTGGTGCAGCGGTTCCCCTGTCTGACATGGACGACAACGACGCAGTCGTCTTCCATGTCAACATGGTCGGACGCAAGAAGTTCCTTCGTCTGAACGCCTCAACCGCTAGTGGTGGTGCCACGACCATCGGCGCGATCGCAGTCTTGTCTCGTAAGAGCGAGAACGCTGGCAAGTTGAACGCCGATTTTATCACTGCTTCGACTGGCACGGCGAAGGCCATCGTCATCTGATCTCTTTCTTCTTTCTTGCGAGGGGGGGGACCGTACTTGTGCGGTCTCCCCCTGAGAGAAGGGCTATATGATACATCTCCAGAATTGTGCTTCAAGGCTTGCTCTAGGACCAAAGATCCTAGTTGCCGCAAGCACAGAAAACGGAGCCGTGCTTGATTGCGCTGGCTTTGACTACGTCATGGTCTCGTGCTTTGTTCAGGTCGCAGGCGGAGCGGTGACTTCTCTTGCGTTGAATTTTGGGGACACCACAAGCCCAACGGAAACCTTCAAGCAGTTCGGAGTGGTCAGCTCTTCTCTGAGCGAAACCATTGAGGGAACGACAGGAACAGCTCCAGCAAACGCACAGCAAAGAGTCTTTTTGATTGATCTGAAAACAAGACCTCGGTACATGCGTCTGGTGCTAACTGGAAACGGAAGCCTTGGCGGAAGCGTGACAGCTTTTGCCACGTTCATGCGTCTGGCAGAATCGGACTACACAAACACAGCGATCGCTGACACTGGCGGCGAAGTAATACAGGGGTGACACATGGCGGTCGGAACCTACGCGCTCACATCCTTGGCAAACCTCAAGGCGTGGATTGGGATCTCTGCCTCTACGTTTGACTCTGTGCTGGAAAGCTCTGTCGATCGAGCGACCGCTGTCGTCGAAAGTTACCTCGACCGCGAAGTCAAAAGCAGAACCCAGAGAGAATTCATTGACCCCGAGGGTCAAAGAACGATCGTCACAAATCATCACCCTATCACTGCAATCAAGACGATCGCCTTCGGCGTAAGCGATGCCATCACGTTGACTCTCGACGATAGCTCTGACGTGCTTGCGACCGTTGAAAACGACGGCAGCAGTCTCAAGTTTCAACGAATCAATTCGTCAGGATCAGCTACCAGCGCATCGCTAGCATTTAGTTCCTATCCGACGACCTCGCAGCTAGTCACACAGATCAACTCTTCGGTGTCTGGCTTCAGTGCGTCGCTGGTAAAAAATGCGTACTCCTATTCTCTTCACAGGTTTGGCGGCAGAGGGATGATTGAGGCAACGCTAAACCTCACATATACGAGAGACAACATTAGCGAGTACAGAGTCGAGTTTGCTACCGGACGCATTCACATGTTGTCCGACAGGTTCCCGACCTACCGATCCGAGTACGATTTTACGAACCATTTCCCAAGCACGTTCCAGAGCGTTTTTGTTGAGTACACGGCTGGATTCGCGACAGTCCCCGATGACATCGAACAGGCAACCATCGAGATCGCTGCGGACATGTATCGGGCACGGAAAGAAGACCAGACAAAGGGCAGCGAATCTCTGGGTGACTACAGCTACAGCAAGGGGAAGGATTACAACGAAAGGCAGGCCATGATTCTTGAACGCCTTTCCATGTACAGGAATCTCCGATGAGCATTGAATCAATGATCGACATCGCTGGCGTCACTGTCACGATCGTGCAGAAAGCTGGAAGCACTGCCGTCGATGCTATTGGTTCAAGGGTGGAGAGCTGGTCGAACACACTCACGCAAGCGACCGGATACGTTGTTATCCGTGGCGGATATCAGCAATCTGGAAGCAGCGACAGGGTCGTCGCCATGAGAGAGAGCCGATTGCAAACTGCCCAGATTTATTTTTCTGGTGAGGTTGCGGTGACTTATGACGACCGAGTTAGTTTCACGCACCCCGTCACCGGTGAGACGATTGTGATGGAAGTCACGTCTGTGTTGCATCCCGGAATGCGAGACGATGACGACTCGTTGCAATACACATCGGTCTCCGCTGCGGAGGTGCTAACTTGAAAAAGCAAAGCAGGGCCGCCGTCGAAGTCAGCTTCCCGGCGGAGGATTTTCGCAAAGCTGTACAGCATGAGGTCTGGCGATCAGTCAATGCCTTGGCTGAAGCAACAACCAACGAACTGAAGCAGGTCATCAATCGAGAGGGTACAGGGCAGCAATGGCCCGGACAGAAACAGAAGTCTTCGGTGCCATACGCTCCGCCGGTAGTTCAAACCGGCGCGTTACAAAATTCGTGGGGGACCAGACTTCGGCCCATCAAGAAATTCACCAAGTCCTACAAGTCTCTTAGAATTGGGTCGATGCTCAATTATGCGGCGTTCCTTGAATTTGGGACTAAGAACACATCCGGCAGCGCACAAAACCAAGGCGGGAAGTCTCCTAGCAAGTGGCGCGTCGCTCCTCGTCCCTACATCGAGGAGACGATCAAGATCACAAACGAAAAACACATGGATGCGATGCGTCGCGGATTTGAGAAACGACTCAAGTCAAGGCTTCTCCAAATCCGACCATCGATCAAGAGGATCATCGGATGAGTTTTGTCGAGACATATAAGTCGTTTTATACTCAGCTGAAAAGCGATGTAGACGGATCATCCAATCCATTCGAGGCTGCGGTTGGATCTCGGATCTTTGCGGTCCAAGCACCTGCGGGTGTTTCGTTTCCATTTGCTGTTTACGAGGTCGATGCGCCCACCGTCGAGCCCTACTTTTCGTCAGTCGAAAAATTGGAGACCTCGGCAGATGTGCATATTTTTGGAAAAGCAGAACTCGGTGTGGATGCTTTGCTCGATATCGAGGAGCTACTTTTCGATCTTCTAGATAGGAAGTCGTTGGCGGCAGCAGCAGGTCTTGACCGTGTGAACTGTAGAAGCACGGTACGCGCAGACGTTGGATATGAAAACTCCGAGATCATCCGGGTCACAAGTACCTTCCGGCTGATCGCTCACAGGACTGGATAATCATGGGAACAACTTACGCAATCGGATCAGATGGAAACGTCGATCTACCATCTGGGTTTGCTGCGCAACTCAACACTTGGAGCGCAACCATCACCCGTCCGACGCAGGTCGTCACGGGTTTTCTTGACAAGGGACAGCGTCGAGTGATGTCTAACCTCGTCGATATCAGCGGAAGCTGTGGCGGTGTTATGAAGTACAACGCTTCTGGTACTGAGCCGATCCCGATCACCGATAGCGGCGGGCTGATGACAGCAGGCGACGAAGCCAAGGGGGGGATGACTCTCTATTTTCGAGACAACGGAACAGATAGCGAAGATGTCAAGCTGTCATTTTTCGCTGTCTTCAGTAGCTACGACATCGCCGTAGAGCAGTCTGGCGGATCAACCATTACATTCAATTTCCAGATGGCCGACTCTGACGGTCCGACGGTGACTTGGTACGAAAGCTGAGGTAGACAAATGGCAGACTACGCAATCGGAACAGACGGGAACATTTCGCTTCCCGGCAGCAATAAGTTCAACGCGAAGATTCGATCTTACAGCGCGTCTATCAGTCGAGCGACAGCGGATGTCACTGGTTTCGGTGACACGGGTGTAGATCGCCGCGCTAGTTCAACGGTAGACATCACTGGGTCAGCGTCCGGAATCGTGGGATACTACAGCGGCAGCGGAGGAGGAGGAGTTGGTACGTTCACTCCGATCCCATTGAATAGTGGTGCTCTCAACGACATCACAGAGTTGGCTACCGCCAACACGATGACGCTCACTATTGCGGCAGCCACGTCGATCGCCTTCAATGTTGTGATGAGCGGGTACGCTTTTGGAGTCACCCAGACAGGCGAAACGACGATCACCTATAACTTCGAGATGAACGATCACGACGGTCCAGCTTTTACATGGGACGAGCAGGCTTGAAACTACAAACCAGAGCTGATCTTGTTACTGCCGGGTTGCACAATCCTACAAATA